AACTTTCCTAACTGTGATCTTTATGGTTGCGGTGGATAATTAAATCGAGGAGAATGATGATGGAGTTTATTAATATGTTTGACAAGTGGATAAATGAGAGAGTGGCTAAGGCTATCGAGGAGCAATCTAAGCTACACGAGCGCGATGCCGAGCGTATAGCTACACTGGAACGTAAGCTGTCTCAGATTGACATTGATTTTGATTTTGAATCCCGCTTAGATGAGGTCGAGTATTTGGCTAGTCATCTGGAGGACAGGGTATCTGAGGTGGAAGATGCCGACAGCGATGCTCAGGCTAAGGTGCGTAGGTATATCCGAGAGTATTTTGACTCGGCTCGTATTAAAGTAACGATTGACAAAGAAGTAATATAGTAGTTGACAGCTTCCCTTAATTATCTTACTATAGGGGAGTTCTAATTAGGTACTGGTAATGGAAGAGGTAATGATATGATAGTGTTTAGATATGCAAGTAAGAAAGAGTTGAAAGAGAACATCGGCAAGCCGTTGAAGTATTTAGAGACTAGCTTGTTTGGTGAGGAGTATGTGAGTGATGGTACAATAGTTGGTGCTAATCGACCACATATAACTGGTCTGGGTAGAGAGTTCTTTGCTCAGGTAACTATGGAAAATAACTTAATAAAGGCAGTGAAGTAATATGAATAACTTAAATCTATTTAATGAAATCAATCGTGTTGCTAGACAGTTTGACGATCAGGCTTTGCAGTTGATGGCAGGTAAGCGTACTAAGTCTAGTACCGATAAGGCGCAGTTGTGTAAACAGTTCTCGAATATACTTTACGAGATCAGTGCAAACCTGTATGCTCTTAACATCGAGCAACCACAACCAGTAACAGAGGAGAATGATGATGAATGATATGCCAATTATATTCCAACCCTACAACAGGGCTAAAGCTGAAGCGACTTTTCCCCTCATTGAGGCTGACTCTACTATGTCTGATATCAAAGAGTCTGCTTGGCTATACTCCCTTGATGTAATGAATCGAGACCCTGTGATACTTGCTGATGCTTTTATCGGTGAGTATCTGGATACCCTTGATGATATGCGACACTATCACAGCGAAGTGATGCAAGCCCTAGCTGATGAGGATTATGTAACTATGGGCAAGCTAGTCGAAGATGCTGTTGGTGGTCTTGTTAGTCGCACTGTTGACTACATCGAGGAACACATACTAAACTTAGGAGGCGAATAACTATGCCTACTTTATTCGGGAGGATACTTACAAATGAATTTCGTAACGGTGTTGGTTTTGATATTGAGTTTGCACACAGCAGACCAGTGTGGGGACTTAACCGAGAAACAGGAGAACTTGGAGCAATGTCCTTTGAGGGTGTCATCATCCTGCTCCCTTTCTTCATGCTCTCATTCGGTAGAATATATTCTATGGAGATTTTAGACGATGAATAAAGATATGTTTGATAAGCTGATGGAGACAATCAAGTCATCAATGGATACCGCCAGTAATGCCACTGATGAGATGACTCTGTTCAATCTAGCTTGCGAGTTGACTCAAGCCTATCCCCTGCTAAGTGGCGAGGCGTTTGATGAATAGCGGATGGGCAACTACTCATCATGCTTGCGAGATGTGTAGCAGTAGCGATGGTGCATCAACCAATCATGATGGGTGGACAACTTGTTTCAGTTGTGGTGAGCGTTATAATTCTGGTGGTAATTATAACAATGTTATAAATATAAACAGTAATGTAGGAGTATCAACTATGGAAGTAGGTAGAGGTAATCACCAAATGATACGCAGTATCAGCAAGAGTACTTGCGAAAGGTACGGTATCATGGTGGATGGTCAGGATACTATCTTTGAGTATCGTGATAAAGACTCTATGGTGTGCGCTCAAAAGGTTAGGATGGGTAGTAAGGATAATCAGCGTAGCTTTGGCGTATGGGCTGATGGTCTGCTGTTTGGTCAGCACCTATTCCCTAAAGGTGGTCGTTATCTAACCATCACTGAGGGTGAGTTCGATGCCGCGAGTGTATATCAAATGAGTGGTAGTAAGTATGCATCTGTATCCATCAAGAATGGAGCGCAGTCTGCTCTCAAGGATTGTAAGGCTCAGTATGAATGGATTGACAGTTTCGATAATGTAATTATATGTTTCGACTCTGATGAGGCAGGGCAAACCGCCGCCAAAGAAGTGGCATCACTCTTTGCAGGTAAGGCTAGGATTGTCAAGCACCATCCTGACTTTAAAGATGCTAACGACTACCTTGAGAACAGCAGGGGTGATGATTTCAAGAGTGCTTGGTGGTCTGCTGAGATACACACACCTGATGGCATCATTGCAGGTAAGACTCTGTGGGATAGCGTTAATCAGCCTGTAGAGAAAGCATCTGTACAGTATCCGTGGAATGGTCTCAATGATCTGACCTATGGGGTACGTCATCACGAACTGGTAACACTCACAGCAGGTAGTGGTGTTGGTAAGAGTCAGGTTATGCGTGAAATACTGTACCATGTACTGCGGGACACTGAAAGTAACATCGGCTGTATATTCCTTGAGGAATCTGTAGCTAAGACTGCAAAGTCTCTGATGTCCTTACACGCTAACAAGCGACTGCACCTGCCAACTGTCGAATCGACTGAGGAAGAGAGGCGTGATGCTTTTAACGCTACGTTAGGCACTGATAGGCTATTCTTCTACGATCACTTTGGTTCTACCAGTGTCGAGAACATCGTAGGTCAGGTTAGGTATCTATCTAAGGCTCATGACTGTAAGTATGTGTTCCTAGATCACCTATCTATCATTGTATCTGCTCAAGAGAATGGTGATGAGCGTAAAGCTATTGATGAAGTGATGACTAGGCTTCGTATGCTAGTACAAGAGACAGGTATTGCTCTGTTCCTTGTATCACACCTGCGTAGACCGTCAGGTAAGGGTCATGAAGAAGGTGCATCGACTAGCTTGGCTGACTTGCGTGGCTCTGCTAGTATCGCACAGCTATCTGACATTGTACTCGGCTTTGAACGTAATGGTCAGGCTGAATGCCTTGATGAGCGCAATAAAACATACATCAGGGTGTTAAAGAACAGGTTCAGTGGTGAGACAGGCTTGGCTACTGCGGTAGGGTATGACCAAGACACTGGGCGTATGACGGAAGTAATAATAGAGGGAGAAGTGTTATGAGATGTGCGGCGTGTAACAAAATAATGAGTGAGTATGAGACTTGTATGCGAGCGCCTGAGTCTGGAGAGTTTGCAGACCTATGCGGAGTGTGCTACAATATCGCTTTCGATTTAGAAGAGAAAGAAGAAAGCATTGAGGAAATACTTGGAGGTGAAATCAAACATGAGCAAGATTGGTAACGCAATAATTACATTGGAGGATCATGGCTATGATTACAATAGACTTGGAAACAAATCTCTCGCACTCTACGATATGGTGTGCAGGGGTACAAGACCACAGCCAGACGAGCGCATCACTAGTGTTCGAGAAGACACAGTTAGAGCAGATGTTATCTACTGCCGATGGCGTAGTGGGTCACAACATAATCTTCTTCGATCAGCCCGTCTTAAAGACCTGTTGGCAGGTTGATACTACTGCACCTGTCTGGGATACTCTGGTTATGGCTAGGCTGTTAGACCCTACACCTGTAGGTGGTCATAGTCTTAGTGCTTGGGGTCAACGTATCGGCTATGCAAAGATGGACTTTGATGTTGAAGACTTTGAAAGTGGCTACACTGATGAGATGGGTGAGTATTGTCAGCGTGATGTTGAGGTAACGACAAAGTTGTATCATCACTTGGCTTCTCAGTTAAAGCGTAGAGGCTTCAGCGACTACTCGATACAGCTAGAGCATGATGTGGCTCGTGTTACAGCACAACAGGTTGCTAACGGCTTCAAGTTGGACATGGATGTAGCTACCAACTGGCAATCTGAGATGGCTACCCGCATTGATGAGATAACTAAGGAGCTTCAGGATAGATTTCCTCCGATAATTACCATCAGGGTTAGCGAGAAGACAGGTAAGAGGCTCAAAGATCATGTTGAGTACTTTAACGTAGGTTCAAGACAGCAAATCGCAAAGAGGTTATCTAAGCTTGGAGTCAAGTGGAAAAAGAAAACACCTAATGGCGCTCCAGTTGTCGATGAGACTACGCTATCAGAGTTAGACTTACCAGAAGCGAAGCTTTGTGCTGAGTATCTTGGTCTTGTCAAGCTAAAAGGTATGGTAGATAGTTGGTTGAAGTATGTAGACCCTGATATACAGAGTATTCATTGCTATGTCAACAGTTGTGGTGCTGTTACAGGTCGTA